GAAACCATCCACCAGGCCAGACTTAAACGTGCCTCAAAGATAGAACGGCTGATCTTAAAGCACATCAACCGCAAGCACAAACTCAAAGATACCGACAAATAACCCTATACATACAACGCTACTTATGCTATGATTCCTCTATACAGTAGCCTTAACCAAAAGGAACTCCATGCCTACACAAACACCTTCCGAGAACATATCAGACATTCTAACGCCCGAGGGCATCGCTAAGTTAAAAGTCGGCCAGATACTCATCTTTTCTTATGAGGGCAGCCGTAACGAGCTTAAAATCACCAAGCTCAACAAGAAAAAAGGCCAAGCCTGGGCAAGACCAGTTACAACCTACGATCCTGAAGAAATTGAAGTATTAAATAAAGACTTTGCCCAACCATTTAATAATTACAGAGAGAACCTAAAGTAATGGTAGCTAAAGGCAAACAAACAGGAAGACCACAAATACAACTGCCAAGTAACTATGAACTTATTATGACAGAGCTGGCAAAAGAGGGTGCAAGCATAGTAGAGTTGGCTATTGCTCTAAGCATAAGCAGAGATACCTTTTATGAAATATCAAAGAGAGACAAAGACTTTTCCGACACCATAAAAAGATGTAAGGAATTATCAGAGGCATGGTGGGAACGTTCAGGTAGAATAAACCTATCGAACAAAGAGTTTAATTACACTGGCTGGTACATGAATATGAAGAACCGCTTTGGCTGGAAAGACCGCCAAGATGTTACAACTAATGGCGAGAAGATTGTGACCAATACCATTGTCTTCACTGACTTTAAGAAATGATTCAAAAGGTCAACGAACTCTACAGGCCGCTATTCACCGAACACCCTCGCTACTTCATACTTATGGGAGGACGTGGTGCAGGACGCTCAACAGTAGCCTCTCAGTTCGCTAACGCCAAGCTGATAGCCCCAGAGTACTTTAGGTGTGCCATCATGCGCTACATCTTAGGAGACATCCGCAATTCAATCTTTAGAGAGATAACCGACCGAGCCGAAGAAAACGAGATAGACCAAAAGCTCAAGATTAGTGATATGAACATAGAGTATGGGCTGAACAGTATCAATGCGGTTGGCTTTCGCAAGTCAAGCGGCGACCAGAAGTCTAAGCTTAAATCTCTAGCATCATACAACTGTGTGATTATCGAGGAGGCTGATGAAATACCAGAAGAAGATTTTATGCAACTTGACGACTCCCTGAGAACCATCAAAGGCGACATTACTATCATACTGTTACTGAACCCCCCGGCTAAGGGCCACTGGATATTAAACAGATGGTTTGACCTAAAAGACACCGAACGAAGTGGATTCTATTTACCGGTCTTAAAGCCTGAGTTAAAAGACACCATTGCTATTACTGGCGACTATCACTCTAATGAAACCAATATAGCCCCGGCCAGTATCGAGCAATACGAGAACTATAAACTCACCAAACCAAGCCACTACTGGAATATGATTAGAGGCTATGTCCCCGAAACAGTCCAGGGGCTTATCTATAGCTTTACAATCATAGACGAGATACCCCTAGAAGCCCGACTCAAGCGTCGAGGGCTAGACTACGGCTATACCAATGATCCTAGTGCTATTGTTGATATTTATGTTTGGAACAACGCCTTTATATGGGACGAGATACTCTATAAAAAAGGCATGAGCAACAAAGACTTGGCTGACGTTATTAAAATGCAGGCCGAAGACGTTCTACTAATACCTGATAGCTCCGAACCCAAGAGCAACGACGAAATGATTAGCTATGGCATTAGCCTCGTACCAGCTCAAAAGGGGCAGGGCAGCGTCAACCAGGGTATTCAGTACTGCAAAGACCAAACCATATATTTAACTAGAAGAAGTCTTAACCTTATTAAAGAGAGGGATAACTACGCATGGATGATAGATAAAAAGACAGGAGAAACTATCAATACCCCGATAGATATGTGGAATCACGGTATGGATGCGGGCAGATATGGCATGGAAAGTCTTAAGCCTACCATCACTGAAGTTAAAACCAAACAATACAAACCCCAAAACTTTATGACCTTTTAGGAGACAAACAAATGCAGTTCGGCAAAAAGATAACTCACGAATCCTACTTCAACGGCCAGCTCAAGAAGACCCAGGTCGAATACTCAATCCCCGAGTTAGTTCAAGACAAATCACAAGCCCTGAACCAGATGATGCAAGCCCTCGACCTGATAACTACCAAACAGACCCACAACCTTACCGTTATAGTCACAGCTGACCCTCGAACTCACCAGCTAAAAATGGTGACAAAAAATTATGTTGTAGAAATTGATTAACAGTGCTACTATAATGACATAACAGGCTTGCCTCGCTGTAGATCGCCAAAAAGGAACATCTACACGTGTCAGTCTACCTCGAAAAAACCGAACTAAAAGACACCTATGCCGAAGCGGAGCGTGTCGCCGTTGACTGGTTCAAGCCATTTGACGAGTACGAACGCCTTGCTGGTAATAAACTCTCTAAATCCCTTGGCAAGAATATGCCCCGGGTTAATGATGGCTCTTTAGCCGCTTCTTTACTTGAAACCCCGATGAACGTCCTGCCAAGTATGCAACCTGGCAAGTTTACCTCGACCTCCCGTAAGGACGCCTGGCTGAATGAACTGGCTAACATCATTTGGAAGACTAAGGTTGTCCCTAACGCTAACACTCAAGCTAATTTCTTCGATAAGGAACAGATTGCCCTCTACCGCGCCCTGAAATATGGCGCACAGCCACGCTACAACTTCTTTGTTTCCACTGATACTTACACAGGCTCGGATTGGTCACTACCATATATTAGAAATGTCAAACTGGAGCCTGGTAAGTTTTCAGTCGAGGACTGTGACTATGTTTTCTTAGACATCTACTACACTAAGATACAACTCAAAAAGATTATCGAAGACCAGAAATCCGAGGCCAAATCAGCCAAGGCAGAGGGTCGCAAGGCTGACAGCTCATGGGACACCGACAACCTGCAAAAACTAGCTGACATGGCTATGACCTCCAAGCAAATGGAAGAGCAGAATATTAATGAGCGCGACAAACAGGTCTTCAGCTCAGGCATTAAAGTCACCGCCTGTTTCAACCGTGGCGTGGACGCTCCCTTTTATATGTTCTCTAAGCACCTAGAAGCCAAAGACATTCTGCGCGAGTGGAAGAACCCCGACCCAACTGGTGACTTGCCTATTACGATGCAGTATTGCTACGAGAACCTAGAGAGTCCGTATGGTATCGGCCGCGTCGAACTAGCTGGCCCAACTCAAAACGTCCTAGACTACATGACCCAAGCCCACGTCCTCGCCACTCAACTCGGCCTCCAGCCACCCGTTAAGGTTGCTGGTGCAGTTGATGCAGCTAACCTCAATTCATTTGTTCATACGCCAAATGCTATGTGGCTAACAGGACAGACCACCGTTGACTTGTTAGACAACACTTCAAAGGTTTACTCTCAATTCCCCGCCAACTTCGGCCTGTATAAGTCGCAACTTCAGACATTACAAGGTAGGACTGACGGCTCGGTCTCGGCTACCAGTGGCAACCCAAGCTTTAGTAAGACCAGTGCGGGTGTCGCCCAACAACAAGAGCGCACCAACTCACAGGATAATTACCTGAGGAACAAGGCCGACACCGCTTCAGCTAAGATGGCCCAGAAGATGATGAACGTCCACATGGCCCAAATGCAAGGCGCAGACATCTTAGATATTGCCGAGGAAGACCGTGACCGCCTAGAGAAGTCTGGTTACTTCGACGACAACCCACAGACAGTTGAACCGTCACTTAATGAAATCCCAATCTTGTATGATGAACTGCACGAGACTTTCAAGTTCGAGTACGACGCCCGCCCAGAAGCCGATGACGAGGAAAAGAACCGTTGGCTAGAGTTAATCGACATCGCTACCTCTAACCCTAACGTCCTACCTGCCGTCCAAGCCTCGGGCTATGAGTTCAATATCGGTGAAGCCTTTAAGAAAGTTATTTCTGCCTCTGGTGCTGATGGCTGGGATAAAGTTTTAGTCAAGATGGATCCCGAACAGCAAGGTGGAAAAATCGACCCAGCCACTGGTCAACCTGTCCAGCCGCAAATTGACCCTGCTACCGGTCAACCCCTGCCACCACAACAACCCGACCCAGCCGCCATGCAAGGCCAACAAGCCATGCAACAGTCAAATGATATGCACCAGCTCAATATGCAAAGCAAACAGCAAGACATGGCCATGAAGCTCGATAAGCACCAATCAAGTATGCAGCCACAGGAAGCTCCCCAAGAGCAAGCCCAAGACTTCGGCCCAGAACAAGCCAATGAAGGTCAAGAGGATAACGCCCCTGAAATCCAAGGTGCAATGGATATGTACGGTATAGATCAGAACATGGCAATGGCCGTCGTCGAAGCCCGTCGCCAAGGCTTTAATGAAGATGAAATCATAGCCTACTTAAAACAAGAACTAGGAGCTAACCAATGAACGATTCAGTAATGTATTCAGGCGTTGACGGCGTCCCTGACGGTGGTATGTTCGGCAACGAGACCATCGACAAAGAAACCCAACAGAAACTACAAGACCAAGACCGCCAACTAAAAGAATTAACCCCTAAGCTCCAAGAACTGTTGGCTGTGATTGATGCCGAGATTGCCAGTGTCTTTAGTATCCGTCGCTTCACTAGCGCCACCACACAGCCTGAAAAAGACATCCGAGCTGAACTGCAAGCCGCCGCCCTCTATGAGCAGTACCTCAATGTCCTTAAGACAAAGTTTATCCTGGCGATGAACGAGACTAAGAAAGGCCAGTCATGATAGAGGATAAAGCAGACAAAACCAGTGATATACAAGAGGCCACCTTTGATATTAACAGTATTGAGGCCTCACAGCTCGTCTCTGCCCACCAAGACGGCAACTACTTAGTCGGTGTGACCGATAAGGGTATTACTTTCCGCCAACGCCTACCAGTCGATAAAATACTCAACCAAGTTGGTGGTAAGTGGGTACTGGAAGACAAACGCATGAGGTAGAGGCAGCGACGGGTTATCTAAGACTAGACAAGTAGATAATCCATCATTGTCCCTACAATCGAATGACCACGTCACGGTTAGGGTAATACGCCACCTACTTAACGGCAGAAATCATAGGAGAAATTATGGAAGACGAACAGTCAACCGCCCCTGTCGAAACACAGGAACCAGCCGAAGATACCATACTAGCAACGCTCACTGACACAGAAGACGTATCGGAAGACACAACCGACGATACAGTCGAAGATACGGAGAACGACGCAGAGGACGAGGCTGAGACCCCACCCGAGGGAGAGCCAACCGAGGAAGAGGAAATCGAATCCGACCCCAAGGAAGAAGCTCGCAGACGGTATGAGGAACGGCAACGCGTCCAAGCCGAACGACGAGACCGTGTTCAAAATCAAACTGAAGACTATGTCAAGCAGAGCGATGATGAATATGATCAACGACTCCGTGCTATGGAAGTCCAACAATACTCGGCTCTAATAGAGAACAACGAAAACGTTCTGATTGGCGAGTTTGAACGGGCGAAAGTGAACCCCGACCTGCAAATCTTTAACCCCGAGAACAAAGAGCAGTTCAATCAACGGGCGTACGACAAGGCTTTGCGTGATTATAACGCGGGCTACCTCCAATACGACCAGAACGGCAACATGACCGGGATTAAAGGCTCACTATACGAACATTTAACCGAGACAGCAGAATTATACCAAGGTGCGGTTAAAACTGGTCAAGTCCAACAAGTGAGAGCCACCAGGAGAATGAAATCAAACGCAGACTCTAAACCGGCCGCCTCACCCAAGGAAACCACCAAAGACACCATCATGGACATTCTGAAGTCTGACTAAAAAGGAATAACACAATGGCAGGACAAAATTACGCAGCAGCCCACCTGAAAGTCGTTGACGAGAGAGTATATCTTGAATCAAAGACCGCCGGTCGCTTTGCAAACGATATTCGCCTTGATTTCAACGGCAAAAACTCTGTAACCATCTACAACGTAGACACGGCTTCAGAAGTTGACTACGTCCGTAGCGGTTCAAACCGTTTCGGCGCATTAGTTGAAGTTGGAACAGGTGTACAGACATTCACTCTATCTCAGGATAAAGCGTTTACCCGCACGATTGACCGTGGAAACTACGAAGACAGCCAAATGGTAACTGAAGCCGCAACTTGGATTAAACGACAAGTACGCGAAGTTGTCACCCCAGCGGTTGACATCTACAACCTCGGCGTTCTAACAGCTTACGCTATCACGAACACCCAAGGTGTCGTCGGTGGTACAGCTGTAGCTTACAACACCATCTTTAGCCTGATTCTTGCTCAGCAAGCGGCTCTTGATGAATTGAAATACCCAGAAGATGGTCGCACACTCTTCATCACGCCCACTAACTACAATCTCCTCAAGCGAGACCCTGAGTTTATTAAGGGCTGTGACGAATCAGTTAAAGACCTCAAAAAAGGTATCTTCGGTGAAGTCGATGGTCTTACAATTGTCAAAGCTCCAGCTAGTTACTTTGTAACCAAGTTTGAGTTCATGATTGTTTGTAAGGGTGTGGCTGTTCAGGTCAACAAATTCAAAAGCATCCGTACTTTGGACAATGTTCAAGGAATCGATGGCTGGGTCGTTGAAGGACGCCGTTACGGTGACTGCTTTATCCTCGGACAAAAAGCCACTGGAATCCGCGTTTACACGAAAGCTTAATACATAACTAAAGGAGACAACTAATGTCTGAAATCAACGGTAACGGTAACACCCTCAACAAACCAGGTTTATACACGCATAAAGAATCAGGTAAAACCGTCGAACTCGACGGCACGCCAGATGTCGGTACGCCGATCATAGACGCGTTCATACAAGCTGGCTACGTTTACACGGGAGTCGTACCAGAGGCCAAGGCAGAAGTTGTCTCTCCGGTTAAAGCAAAGTAATTTAATAAAAAGGACTATAAGAAATGGCAAACTCAACCACACTTTACACGCTGAACGACGGACGTCGCGCAGTTGATGTAACAGAGAACAAAACCCTTGCTGCTGTTGACGGTGGTGTTGTACAGAACGTCTTGACTGACGCGATTACTGTCACCCTTCCTTCAACTGCTGCTGGCCTTGTTTTCACCGTTCGTAACGGTGGCGACAACGCATCTGGAACTCCAACGGGTTCTGGTGCTGACGCTACTGTAGCTGTCAACCTAAGCCCTGCCGCTGTTGATTTAATCAATGGCGTCTTGGCAACACCTGTTGACAACAAAGACCTCATCAACACCAAGGCTACGGCTATGGTCGGCGATGAAGTTACTGTTACCGGTGGTGATGCAACTGGCTGGAACGTCACGTCTATCAACGGCGTATGGGCAAGAGAAGCTTAGTAGCTAACTAGGGCAAACCCCCCAATAACAGTGTCGCCTAATCAGCCAGAACACTACGGGGGTGCGCCCACCTTAATAAATTAACCAATCTCTACCTATACAGACGACTAATTCCTGAATGGGTGCAGATTGAATAAAGGAAAACAATATGACATTCACTAGAGGACAATTATCAGAAGTACAAGCTGGCCTCCGCCCAGCGGCTGCGTTCAAGACAGTCACTTTCAGCGACAGCGCCAATGCCGGTGCCTTAAATAGCACCATCCCGCTCTTTACGGTGACAGGTTCAATTATCTGTTCACTACGAGGCTACGTGGCCACGTCACTGACGGGTGCTACCGCTACCTTAGTTCACGGTGCAACCGGCACGACTAATATGTTAATCCCAATCCTAACGGCTACTACTTTGACGGTCGGTAAAGGTATCGACAAAACCGCTACCGTGGTAGCTCGTGGTACGGCCCTTGATAAAGTTCCGCTTTGGGCAGTTCAAGACGAGACAATCTTCGCCACTGACGCCACCGCTGCGATCACAGCAGGCAAGATTAACTACGTGCTGGACTATATCTGTTTAACAGAGGGCGCAACCGTTTCTTAACAAACATTAAAAGGCGTGGCCAATCGGGGTCACGCCATAAGGGTACTATGATAGACAAACGCAAAGACCTCCGCCAACACTACACTGACCAAGCTACCCAACAAGCGATGGACAGTCAACACGTTGCCAAAATGGCCCAACTCGGGGCGCTTGAATCAACCATCATTGATGCCTTTAACCACCTCATCCGCTATATGGACGGAACGACCTCCAAGACCGAAGTCGTCAACCAATTACAAAGTATCTCAACACCTGACGTTGATAAGGTCGTTATGGCCCTATCGAAACTAGATGGAGACGTACTTGCATCCAAAATAGACCTAAAGCCCGTTGTAGACGCTCTCAATGTGGTTAAACGCGAATTGTCGCTTATTCCCAAGTCCCATCCTAAGCAAATAGAGCAAAAAGACAGTATCAAAGTATCAAACCTAAGTGATGTCAAGCTCGATACCACTGACCTTATCAAAGCCGTCCAAGCCCTCGACCTCAAAGTTGATGTCAAAGCGCCAATTATAAATACAGAAAAGACCGACCTAAAACCATTACGTGACGTTATGCTCGATTTACTCAAGGCTGTTAATAAACAAGAGCCTGTCGTTATACCTAAGTTTCCCGACCTACCCATCACCGACCTATCTAAGGTTGAAAAGAAGCTCGACCAATCCAACAAGCACCTCAAAGAGATAGCCGAGAAGAAGTTTGGTGGCGGAGGCGGAGGTGGCGGCAATGGTACACCTTATATTGACGCCACAGGCAATGCCGTCAATGTTCAGTTGATTACTTCAACAGTCACACCCGCTATTAAGGGTATTCCTATCGTCAAC